GGTCAATTATGAACCGCTCTTGATCTTGAGCACCTTAACGGCATCCGGAGTGATCTTCTTGAAGCCGCAATTGATAGAAACTGTGATCTGATCGAGCTGGCGGTCGATGAGCTTATCTGTTTCCATAACAAGATCAGTGCTTGTGATAAATTCAAGCGCGAAATCACGGTCTATACCGATGATTTTCTTCTCGGGCGCAGCTGAGCACTTAATGAGTTCAGCACCGAGAGGAATGATAAGTCTACCCTGCGAATCAGCAGAGCAGTCTTTAAGCTGCTCCATAGCCGCGATAAGAGCAGCATTCTCAGGTGAAGCAATAACGGTAGTCATGTCAAATGCACTGAAGCTTCCGTAGAGATTTGCAATATCAGCATAAGCGAGAGTAGTTGTTGCAGTTTCAACTTCATCAGCACCGGTTACGAGCGCTGTAACAGCCGCATTCACAACAGATGCAGCAAGTCTCACGCCGATGCTTCTGAGCATGACTCCGAAAACGTCAAGTCTCTGCTGACGCACAGCCTCATATGATGCACTGATAAGTCTGCCGTATTTTGCAAGTGTAACAGCATTTGCCCCCTCAGTGACAGTAGCCTCAGGAAGAGTTGTACCCTCAGAAGCAGTAGTATAGGTCTCACTGTCATCGAGATCACAGCCAAGATACTGGCTGGAATTCGCAACGGTCTTAGCAGCACAGATACTGCCAAGAATAGTCTCATCGAAACCCTTTCTTATAGAGCGTGTAACAAACTCAGGGAAAAGAACTGCTGTTTCAGTAGATGAGAAGAACTTCTCAACGCAGTCGCAGTCCTGACCGCTGATACGGATATTGAATCGCTTCAGCTGACGCTCAAATGCATCAAGCTTTTCGAGCAGAGTTCCTTCGTAAGCTGAGGAAGGATCGAGTTCCTCAAGAGCAGCAGTAAATGATCTTCCGCTGAGGTTGTAAAGTCCCTTTTCAAGTTTAATATCGTTATACATAATATACCTCCGATTAATTATTATTGTTCGTCTGAGCATCCAGACGAAGTTCGATCTCTCTTGCCTGTGCGTTCTTGAGACGAGCCTCAGCAAGAGCTGTTTCATCCTGAAGATTGATGTTTTCCCATTCAACACTGCAATCCGCCTCTGCACCTATCGAACTCAGATAAGCACCGGCAACATCGCATATCACGGGAGTTATAAGCCGCCTGTAATATTCCAGCTCTGATGTGAGTATATCAGCCTGCTGAGAGGACATCCTCTCCGTTGAACTCCAGTTGAGTCCAAGCAGGAAAGGCGGTATAGACAGCTTTGCAATAAGCTGTTCCAGTATCTGACGTACCGGAACATTGGTGTCAAACAGCTGATTATCCGCGCCGATGACCTTTATGTCCACATCTCCGACCGCCACGAAGTCCTTGACCTGACCATAACGCGCAGAATTCATGCCGTCCGCCCACTCATCAGCGATCTGCTGAGCACGTTCGCGCGAATACACGAAATCATCTGTACCGCTCTGAGGCTTATAGACTACCGCATATCGCACATTTCCTGCGCGGTCGTAGTTCTGACCGATACATTCGTATATCCTGAGCAGAATACTGCTTAACGCCGGCAGTCCTCTCAGAACAGAGTGTCCGCCAGTCAACGCGGCATACAGGATATTCTCAGGATGCTCGACCTTGTGACATGAACCGTCTTTGCTCCTGACAGTATAAGACCTCGCAAACGGTTCTTTGCCAGCCTGCATACGAACAGCTGAAACATCACCCATCCATAGTCCTGCGATAAGCTGGTTTTCGCTGTCCTGAACTATCTCACAGACCGCGCTTCCGTAAGTCAGAAGACTATCAAGAAAATTATCAGCGAAACAATTTATTGATTTTCCGCTTAATCCTACCGGAACATTTTCAAGGAAACGATCAAGATCATTCTGATATTCCTCATCGCTGCATACAACTCTGAATCCGCCAGTTAAACGAATTATTTTCATCAAAGCTGCATCTATGACCGGAACAGCTGCTCTCAGTCTGTCATAGAGCTCCTTTTCAGCCGGCTGTATTACCTGCGGAAGGCTCATACTCATATCATGAGAACGCGCAGCCGAAATAAGTTCGGGAACATTATGCGAAGCTCCCTTCTTAAATAGCTTCATTTTTCCTCCTTTCGCGCCTTCCTTAACGGACGGCGCACCGAATGATGAACGGCGGCAGTTATTCATCGTCTTACCGAAAGCGCTACCATATCACTGCCTCTTGAACTAAGAATATCGGTAACAAAATACCTCATATCGTCCATAGCGTGATCGTTCTCCTTAACAGGAGCATCGCTGCCGGTCTTTTCGTTCCAGCAATATAGCTGAAATTCGCGTATGATGTCGCTGCATGATTCATGAAAAAGCAGTTTCCCCTCTCTGAGCATAGTGCTTACGCGGCGTATTCCAGCAACAACGTCATTGTCAGCCTTTACAACTCTGAATCTTGAATGTCTGCGGATACACTCGATAAAGCTTGCCGCCGAAGGATCAACTATAACATGACTTATCCTCCTGCTGCCGGCAAGCTCTTCCAGAGCTGAATAGTGTTCCTCGTCCGTGCGCTGAACTCCCTCTCGTTTCGAGGAATAGTAGTATTCCTTCAGGCGATGCCATACGCCGTTGTGAAGTCCCCACAGACCAAATGATGAAGGATTGACAGTGCCGTAATCACATGAAATAATGTAGCGTTCGCAGTCTATCTCACCGGAATAAACGTGCTTTTCCCTGCTGAACATCGGATACACAGCGCCCTGAGCGGCAGTCCACTTTCCGAGCACGAATCTATCATAAAATGTGCCGGTATAAAGACGCTTGTAGCGATCTTTCATCGAAGAAGTCAGCGAAGGATTATCGTCCATAGTAAAATGGAGATACAGCGCGTGTTTCTCTTCGTGTTTTCTTATCCACTCGTTATAGAACCAGTGCGCCGGAGTATCCGGATTGCAGTTGAACCACATTTTCGAGCCTGCAACAGAACATCTCGCCAGAGCTTGTTCCACAAATGAACGCGGCATAAGTGCGACCTCATCGAAAAAAACTCCGGAAAGCGTCATGCCCTGAATGAGCGAGGCAGAGCCCTCATCCTTGCCGCCGAAAATATAGAAACGGTTAGTCTTTCCGAGAAATGTCGCATCGAAGTAGTTACCGCTCACCTTCTCAATACAGGTGAAACCGTACTGTTTCAGAACCGGCAGAAGCGGTGTAACGACATTCCTGCGCAGCGAAGTAATAGTCTTGCCGCATATCGCAAAAGAACCGCCGCTGAAGCTGCTGCAAGCCCAGAACATAAAGCCGAGCGACATCGAAAGTGTTTTTCCGCTCCTGACCGCACCGTCACAGATAACAGCGTCCATAGCGCGGTATTCCGGAATAGTCCACCATTTCATAGCAAGCTTCTGTTTGCGCGAGAGTTTACGGATCATCAGTATCCTCGTCCTCCCCGGAAGAGATCAGCGCCGACATCAAATCAGAAGCTTTATCGCGGTCGGAAAAAGCATTGCTCAGTTCAAAGAGCTTTTCGAGCGCTTTAAGCCTGTCAAAAAGCTTTACCTCAACACCGCCGCCCTTGACGCGCTTTATCTCAGAAACGTTAAACAGATCAAGCTTGCTTATTACCTCGGCAGGCGGAAGTTCATCCGCGAAAACAAGATATACCGCATCCGAGCAGTTTCCAAATGCAAGCCTGTTAAGTCCTGCAACGATGTTTGCACTGTCTGAGATCAGCTGACGCATCTCTGCGATCTTTTTCCGGCAGCAGTCCGATCTGAGATACTTCATGCCTTCACTTAACGCTGATTCATCTGGCACTCCTGCTTTCGCAGCAGCTTCGGCGACATTTCCAAGCATAACATAGTTGCAGCAGAAAGCATCTCTCATTGAATTATCCTTCAAAAATAGTTGACCTCCTTTCGTTCTGAAC